TCGGGCGTTTCTATTCCTGTAAATACCGAACTAACAGTCCGCGTCACCAAAACATCTGGAGCATCCGATGCCCCAGGCCAAGAAGCGGAAGATGCTCGCCGCAGTATTGTCAGCACGTTTGATATTGCCAGCATCTTCAAACTTGGCACAGCATTATTCAAAGTCACACAGCTGGTAAATCCCGACATTGAAAACGTCGATGCTGCAGTAACTCTCAAGTGCATTTCAGCTGGCCGAGCACCATCCGCTGCTTACACGAGCCTTGATCCCGCATCAACCACACCAGCAGTATCCGACGAAGATAGAGCTGAGTACGACCGCCTACGCCCTAGTGCTCTAGCTCTACTTAATGAAGATCAAAGACCTGATATTACTACTGCCACACAACTTGCAGATTCTGGTGAAATACGTGTCGCTTCTTATAGCTCGTATCAAGCTACGCGGAACGAAAGAAGCACACCCTCTCGCCAAGGCTGGGGCAGAGGCTCTTGGTTAAGTTGTCCACCAGGCTGGAGACTTCAAGATTATGGGTACCCTAACCAGTACTGTGAACGCACTGTTACATACACAGCACAGTCGTTTAATGGTTATGTCAGAAGTAGGTTACTAACCACAGAAGAAATATCTCTGCTGCGTCGGTACGAATATCTGGACAGCATTGTTGTTAATTTGTCTGGCGCCGTTGACGATGTTTTTTATACCAAAGCCCTAGTACGCATCGCAACAGCCAGCTACGAAACAGTTTCCCAGTGCCACATCGTTGACCTGGCGCTCAAAGCCGTTGTCTACAAGCGCATCAGCGGCCGTCAGATGGAATACGGCAGCGGTAGGCGCAGCGGTTATCCAGCCAGCGATAACGGCATCAAGCCGCGTGTATCGCTGTTCAAACTGCGTTACAAGGAAGTTGGACAAACGCAGTATTCAATCATTCCCGGCATATTTGCAATCAGCCGCGCCGCCGACAACGAAAACTACGTTTACATCAAATTCAACAGCGGCCTAACCGACCCCGCAGCAGCCACACAATGGGCATTTGAGCTGGAGCCTATTAGCGATCCACTTGCCGAACGCCAAGTAGGCGCAAACTATTTCTACCTTGAAAACACTGGAAGCGCTGTCACCTACACGCTCGAAACTTACAGATTGCGTAGCGGAAGCACCACGGTGCCTTCGATTCAATTTACGGGACTGGCACTTACTGGCACAGACCGAAATTTCCCGCCTCAAAACAACAATCCTGCAGACCTCAACGAGTGGGACTTGTTTAACTACGACTCCGATACGCAACTCCAGTTTTCCTTTGACGCAGGGCCGGAAATAACCCTTACTGCAGTTACCGAACAACTCATCCAGCCTTTTTCTGATTACACGACCTTAAACGCCAGCGGTGCAATAACCAGCCAGCTGTACAACAACCTTGCTTTGTACGGCTTCAATGCCTACTCGGGCAAAACAATCCAAGACCTGCGCTCGTTCAGCGTCTTTGCAACCCAAGGCCGCCGCGTCCGCAGAATCCGCACCAGCGGCGTCGATCAGTTTGGGACTGCTTGGGGGGACGAGGGCTATGTGTACTACCCGTCTGATCCTGACGGTGCAAGCAGCCTGGCGCCCGACATTTTCTTGGACACCGTGCTTGATAGCACTGATGGCATCGGTAATTACGCCGAAGTTAACGCCATCGACCTGCGCCAGCTGGCACTAACCAAGCGTTTTTGCCAAGCCAACAACCTATTTATGGACTGCGTGATCGCCAGCCCCCGCAGCTGGCGCGAGTTCTGGGTTGAGGTCGCTCCGTTCAATCTGCTGGAGTTTGCCCGTATCGGTGGCCGAGAAACACTGGTGCCTGCAGTGCCCTACGACCCCAACACCGGACAAATCACCCGCACCATCAACGTAAGCGCCATCTTCAACCAAGGCAACATCATCGAAGACTCCTACAAAGAGGAGTACATGGACTTCGGCTCCAACGTCCAGGACATCATCGCCTCCATCATTTACACCGATATTCCTGCAGACGCCGTTTTCTCCAAGAAAAAATCGCTGGAAGTCCAACTTGCCGACACGCTTGAAGTAGATGCAATCCGGCAAACGTTTGATCTGTCGTTGTACGTAACAAATCCCGAGCAAGCTATTTTGTTTGGAAAGCTGATCTGTAATCTTCGCCGTTACGTTCGCCAGGCCGTTGAGTTCAAAACTTATCCCACGCTGGATCCCATATCACCCGGCGCTTTTGTGTACGTAGATATCGGCCAAAACAGCTGGGACGCCATCCGCACCGGCATGGTCGGCGTCGGCGGAGCACTCAACATGCCACTGGATAACAACCTGGTATCAGGCACCTACAACTTCCGCCTGTACCGCAGTGATCGCGGCCTGATCGACGTCAACTCCGTAACCGTCACCAACGGCGTGGCACCCCAACTAGCCGACTACGAAAACTTCCTGTTTGTGCTTGGCGTGGAGACCACAACCCGCCGCATATTCCGCGTCAGCGAAGTTCAAATGGACGAGGAAGGTGAAATTACGGTTCGGGCAACCATCTATCCCTGCACCACTGACGGCCAGTCCCTTATCGCCGACTTCAGCGATAATCTGTTTACCATCCGCCGCTAAAGTGGCATAAGAAAACGGGATTGCCGCAATGGCCTTCTACACCGGACGCACCGGGGCTCTGTACCTAACCAGCGCTGGCACCGGCGAAATCAATCCCACCGCCTCCGAAAAGGCACTAAAACTGCGCGACTGGTCACTGGAGACCACCCTCGAACTGCTGGAAACCACCACAGTCGACACCGCCGTAAAGAGCTATACCCCCGGCGCATCGAGCGCTACCGGCAGCGCCACTCTGCTGTATTACCGCCGCGAAGGCACCACGGGCACCGAACCTGGAACGCAGTTTGACCAGTTCTTGGCCAAGGTCATGAAGACCACCACCGCTGGCGTCACCGAAAACGATCGCGTTGGCATGGTGCTGCGCGTCGGCGAAACTGCCGGCAGCGGTGCCGACATCAAAGACGACATCGCCTTCAACGCCTACATCACCAACGCCTCTCTGCAGGTCAGTACTGGTGAACTAACCTCCGTTGCGATCCAGTTCACCGTGGATGGAGCGTTCCGCGAGCTGATTGACGCATGACCTATTTCCTAGGCCACTACGGAAAAGTCAAACTACGCCGCAAAAGCGCGACCACCTTCTCCAGTTCCGTATCTCCAGCCGACGTCAACACAATCCTCAACCGTTTCGGTTTCGATGGATCCGTTGAAAACCTACTGACTGGAGATCAACTCCGCATTTTTACGGACGACCCACGGGGCCTGGACTTTTTGCCGCCATCCACCTGGCCCGACGGCGGTGGAGCAACTTTGAATGAAGTAGTTGCTTATTCAAATATCAACGCGATCGGCGGCATCCGCCTCTTTAACGACTTCTCGAACGCCATCAACAACAACCGCACTGTTGAATACCCACTGGAGTCATTTACCGGCAACCCGATTGACATCAACGTCAGCGTCTACGGTTCCGTGGAGCGCGTTCTTGGCGACGTAACCGGCTTCACGTTTAACACCGACCGCGAAGCGCTGGACACCACCACAATGTCCGACCGCTTCAAAAAAATGTATTCCGCCGGTCTCATCAGCGGGTCAGGCTCCATCGACTGCATCTTCAACACCAGCAACAGCGGCCTGGTGGAGAACTCATTGTTGATGCTGCAACTAATTAACCGCACCGATATCGGCAGCGAGTTCAGTTGCTTTTTACAACTTACTGAAGATGCTGTGTATTCAAATTCGTCGGATGTGTATTACGAATTTGATGCAATGATTACACGCACTGGAGTAGAAGTGCGGCCTGATCAAACTATTAACTGCGCTATTGATTTTGTAACTACAGGCGAAATCAAACTGCTGATTGGTGAGCCATCGGGCTACATCCTCAAGGAAGACACGGATCGCCTGCGTCTGCAGCAAAACCTTGACTTCCTCATGACCGAGGTGACGGACTAAACTGCTAGGAGACTCGCCGTAACCGGAGCTGGCGCGTGGCCGATCAACGCATTACACAATTAAACCAGCTTCCCGAGGCCAACGTCGCGGCCACCGACGTACTGCCTATCGTCGACATTTCGGCAAGCGAGACCAAAAAAGTCACCGCCAAAGATCTGTTTGAGGCTGGAGCAACCCTTGCGGACGCTTCCAGTATTGATATTTCCAAAATCGATCAGGCCAGTGCCACCAAACTTGGCACCACTGCGCTTGCCGATGACGCTGTAACTGCGGCCAAGCTCGCCAACGATTCGAGCATTGCCTACGACAGTGTTGAGCCCGCCTCGGACAACTTTGAAGGTCGTGGTTACGTCAACAGCACCAGCAAATACCTGAAGGTCTACGACGGCAGCGCCTACCAACAGGTCATTGCGCCTACGGCTGGCATTGAAGATTCGGCGGTCACCACCGCAAAACTCGCCGCAAACGCAGTCACCACCGCAAAAATTGATTCCGCCGGCCTGGGCACCGCCGCTCTTGCCAACGACGCAGTAACCACCGCCAAGCTTGCCAGCGACGCCGTTACCGCAGCCCAACTCGCCACGGGCTCGGTCACCGCAGACGCCATCGCTGCCGGCGCAGTCGAAACCGCCGGGCTGGCTAACGACGCCGTTACCTACGCCAAGATCCAGAACACCAGCGGCACCGACGTACTGCTGGGGCGTTCCACTGCTGGCGCCGGCAACGTCGAAGAAATCGCCTGCACCGCTGCCGGCCGGGCACTCCTAGATGATGCCGATGCTGCCGCCCAACGCACCACGCTGGGTCTCGGCACCCTCGCTACTCAATCTGGCACGTTCAGCGGCACCCACTCCGGCACCA